TAATGTTAATGCATTCGGTTGAGCAATAGAATAACTTGTAAAAAAGTTAGTATCAGTTAAATCAAAAGTATATTTAAAATCATCACCTGAACCTAATACTATTTTTACGTAGTCATCACCTGCACCAAGATAATTATTTGCATTTACTGGAGTAGTTAATCCAATATTTGAATAAACATTAACTCGAATATATTTAAGTACACCTACAGTTAAAGTATCAACCACTTTAATATAATAAGTATTTGATGCATCTTTAATTAAATCACCAGTCTTTAAGAATCCATTCATATATGCATCATAAAGAGCATTTCCTTCCATTGCAGCTAAATAATTAACTGTTCCTGCAACAATATATAAATCATCCATTGCAATAGGATTTCCTAAAATTGTTCCAGATAAAAAATTAGATTCAGTATCTGCTCCTGCTGATATAAAAATTAATTCAGAATCTGCAGGTTTAGTATAACTTAATGTATCAATCAATGGTGTTGGATTAACTTGAGTTACTCCATCGACATCATATCCTCCATTATCTGCATAATAATCTAATTCTTCAAATCCGTGACCTACTGTATCAATTCTATGAGAATTTACATTAGTATCTGTAAAATTATCTACAGATAAATCAATTAAATCTAATTTTTCAGTATCTAGTGCACATAATATTCCAGTAGTAGGGAAAGCTTTATTTACTAATCTATCAACTGATACAGTAACTCCGCTTTGATCTCTAAAATCAGGAATTAAACATCCGATTGTACGATTAATTACTTTAATTTCGCGTAGTGCAAAGAAATCTGCAGATTTTGCTGTTTTTAATCCAGCTTCATCGAAAAATTGTTTGTATATTGGATCCTTTGATAATTTTAAATAATTTGTCCAATCTCCGTTAATTGCTATAACTTCTACGAAATAATCTGAAATAAAATCATCTTGGTGAACATATTCTGGAAATTCAACTGATCCTCCAGCACTTGCATACCACTCTTTCGCAGTTACATCAAAACCAGATACATTTGCTTTTCTTACCCATATTGTAGTATTAGATTGACCTAAGTTTACAAATGAAAGAATTTTATTTGATTCAGCATTAGTTATACCAAATCCTCCAGGAGAAGTAATATAATCATCTCCTAATCCAATATTCTTAGATTTATTCAATTTATCAGATTCAGCAAACCATAGTCTCTGTCTATTGAAGAATTCCGTGATCGGCCATTCGTTCGTACCATTATTATTTTTTGCAGCAGATTCAGTATTAAATGTAGTGAATATTGCCTTGTCTAAATTTGTTAGTGGATTGATTATATCAGTATCTAATGGAATTACATTCATTGCAAATACTGGTCCTTCTCTAAGTGCTACTTCAATTGATCTATGGAAGTAACTTCCTGCTTTTTCAAGTTTAGTATCAATTTCTCCAAATACTGCTTTTAATGTTCTTAAGTCATTAATTAATACTACTGTATTAAATGGACCTACTCTGCTTGATCCTACGATCAAACGACCGGTAGTAAGAGGTAAAACGACATTCTCACTAGCATCAATTTCAACTGTATAAACACCACTAGACTTATAATTATTTAGGTTTATCCTTGGTTCAGCCATCTCTATGTAGATATTTTTAATTATTTATCTAAAATAGTATCAATAAATTTAAAAAAATTGAAAAATTAAGATCCTCAGGTGTATTATTAGTATAATATAACAAAATACTATAAGAATGGCAAACATCGATAATACTTGTGCCGATCTTACGATCGAAGATCTTTATGCAAAAAGCAGTGATACTTTAGGGGACATAATGTCAGTCCAAAAAGATACTCAATTAAATGTATATGGGTATGATTTTTCAAAAATGACTCTTAGAGAAGTCATGAATTTTTGGCATATGAATACCCATGCGTTAATTGATGAGCTGCACGAAGCTACTGATGCACTAGGCGGAATCAGTGACGGTAGTGGAAATGCAATATGGAAATACTGGAAAGCAGATTTTAGTAAATACGAGAATTTAAAGTTTTCAGATTTGTCAAATAGTGATCAACTTGAATGTAAATTCGAAATTATCGATATTTTACACTTTTTCATGAATATGGCAATTTCAATTGGAATGACTCCTCAAGAAATGTATAATATGTATATGAGTAAAAACGACCATAATCGGGAACGTCAGCGAAATGGATATTAATAATAGTTCTCATCATTGTTAGATATATAATTAAAAATGATGAGAATTATGATAATATATAAAGTTACTAATTTGTATAATAATAAAATTTATATCGGGCAGTCTAGAAAAAATGATCCAAGTTATTTAGGATCAGGTAAATTAATACTAGAAGCCGTTGCTAAATATGGTAAAAAAAATTTCAAGAAGGAAATTTTGGAAACAGTTGAATCAATAAGCGAATTAGATATTAGGGAGATATATTGGATTGCATACTTTAAGAAATTAGGATATACATTATATAATATTCATGAAGGTGGTACTGGATATTCGCAAAAAGTATTAGCCGAATATTGGAAGAATAAAAAAGTAACTGATAAGAAACATATAGAAAAAATTTTATCTTCATTCCAGCGATCACCATTAATTTTAGTAAATACTCTATCTAAAAATATAAAGAAAAAAATAAAACCGCTAGATATATTGTCTGTAAAAAATAATATGACTGCTAGAGCTAAAAAGGTTTATCAATTTTCAATAGATGGTAAATTATTAAATATTTTTGAAAGTTTGGAACATGCATATAGATCTTTGCAAAATGCAACAAGTAAAGGTAATCTATCTTGCGCATGTAGAGGTAAACGTAATGTATATGGTGGATATAGATGGAGTTATTCAAATGAGTGTCATCCAATTGAATTTAAAAAGAAGGGCCGCCCAGAAGGTACAAAAAATTCTTTTCCAATTGTTAGAAATCATATTAACTCAACGTCATATACTATAGTTCAATATGATGGAGAATTAATTATTCGTGAATGGGAATCAGCTGATGAAATTTCAAAGGTTTTAAATATTTCAAAACAACTTGTTGCTAGAGCAACTAAAAATAATAAAGAATATAAAGGATATATTTGGAAAAGAGGAAAAGATTATGTTAAAACACAGTATCTTAACAAAGATTCAAATACTATAAAATTAAAAAAATAATATATTATGGATAACATTACCCCAAGTGACAATCAACCTAAATTAAATATTAACTTATCAGATGCTCCTTATCTTGAATGTGAAGCATGTGAAGGAAGAATATTTGAAGAAAAAATGATGATTAAGAAAGTTTCAAAGTTTATGACTGGTTCAGATCAAGATTCAATTGTTCCTGTTCCAGTAATAGCTTGTTCAGCATGTGGAAATATTAACGACTTATTTAAACCGAAAGTATGATAATTGGAGCAGAAGTATTTAATGACAATACACTAGTTATTTCATATTATGAAGCTAGTGGAAAAATTGGATTTATTAAAAAGAGATTAGCTGATCACGAAATGTACAATTGGGTCGAGTCACAAACACCGACTGCTACTAAAAATTGGAATGGTAAGTTTGTAAAGAAAGGCCAGTCTCAAGGACAATACATGAATCAGTTTAGAGTTCAAGAATTAATTCAAGAGAAGCTTACTGCAGAAGAATTAGAATTAGTTTATAGTTTTGATAATCTTCCTAAGAAAGTCTATTTGGATATTGAGATTAAATTAATTGACGACTCTTTTCCTGAAGCAGATAAAGCTAGAATGCCTGTTGGACTTATTTCTTTCTGTAATGAAGAAAATGTAACATATATTCTTTCTATTTTAAATACTGATGATCAGCCTGATGGACTTACATCAGATCAAATTGTTCAGATGGAAAAGGATGTAAATGCATACTTTAGAAAAACTGTTCCTAAGCGACCTGAAGATTCTAAACTATTCAATCAAGATTTTAAAATAAAATACAAGTTCTTTAAAAGTGAAGATGAGCTAATGGCTTTTTACTTTCATAAAACTATGCCAACTTTTAATTTTGTAACTGGTTGGAATGTAACTGAATTTGACTGGAAGTATTTAATGAATAGAGGCAAGAACCTTAAAATTGATATGATGCAAGAGATGCCATCTAGATCAACTGTTTCTAAAGTTAAAATACCTACTCATTTAGGTGTACTCGATTATATGCAAGTTTTTGAAAAAATGAAACCATATAAAGTTGTAGAAAACTATAAACTTGATTATATTGCAGATATTGTATTAGGTACTGCTAAATTGCATCATGACTATGCATCATTTATGGAATTTCAAAAAGACGTATACTTGTTTACCATGTATAACGTAATTGATGTTATCTTAGTAAAATTAATTGAAGATAAGCTTGCGCTATTGGATGTTGCCTTTGCAATGGCAAATGTTGCACAGGTAGATGTAAATAAAGTATTTAGTCCAGTATATATTGCTGAGATCTTAATGTGTCGTGAATTCCTAAATAAGAATCAAAAAATGATGAAGCTTCCTTGGGGAGAAGAAGTTATGGATGGTACCTATGCTGGAGCCTATGTAAAAGATCCAATTCCAGGATATTATAATGCTATTGCATGTTATGATTTCTCTTCAATGTATCCAAATATCCAAATTCAATTTAATATTTCTCCAGATACTTATCTTGGTAAAACAGATAAAGTAAAGAAGGATGGAACTGAAATACATACAAAAAATGATACTATGTTCTCAAGCAAAGGAGATTCAGTTGCTCGAACAATACTTACTAGATTATACGATGCTCGTATAAAAACACAAGGTGAAATTAAACAAATTAAAAATTCAAAATAAACCCAAATAATATGACAACAACCGAAGATTTCGTAAACTGGCTAGAGGGATTTCTAGATGCATGTAAAGATGCTCCAACTACTAGACAAATTAAAGAAGTTAGAAAGAAACTAAGTACAGTACAACAATTGACTGAAGAACAATATCAATCTCTTTGGGATCCATCAATGGCTCCACAGTCGACCACAGCATTTTCTACAATAACTTTAGTACAAGCACAAAAAGATGCAGCTCACACAAAAAATCCACAAAATGAAGATTTTATCCGTGCTATTGAAGAAGGTAAAAATGCTACAACCATGGAAGAGCTTAATTCCTAAAAAAAAATATAATATCATGCAATACGATGAAAATAAATTAATCTCCTTAATGGAGAATTTTTCTGGATCAAAATTTCAATGGATCAAAACAGATCGTCCTGAGTTATTAGGAAAAGTTGTTACTTGTAGAAATATTGAACCTCGAGGAAATAAATTCTTTGCTGTGTTTGATGATGGATCATCCGTTGATACAGCTAATCTTAATAGAAGTCTTCTTATGATTCATGGAGATATGCAGCCTTTGAGTAAAGCTGAAGTTGAATCTATCTATAGCCCTCGACCTTCTACGGTTACATCTGTTCAAAATATGACAGGTCCAATGGGAACAACCGGTGGTCCAGGACCAATTGGTAATATGAATCAGTCTACTCATAATGCTCAACATCAATCTACACCTCAAGCAACAACTAATATGTTTGAGATGTTTAATTCTGAAGAGAGTAAAATAGATTTACAGATATC